CATAAGTTCTCCATGAATGACGAAAGACCCCGACGGATTGTCAAGGTCTGTTTCTTTTCGGGCGCTCTGAGTGAATACACTCAGTGTAGCACACCGTTTGGAAGTCGTGTCAAACCGAATGTGCAGACCGAACTCGGTTGAACTCTTGCAGGTCTATCAGCTGACCCTTGCGCTTGAGTCTGTGCTTGCTGACTACATTGCGAACCTGTCGCTCAGTGATGCCTGTCCAGTTGGCGATGGCTTCAGTGTCGAGCCAAATCTCAATGCCAGGTGTGGATGTTGCAACGGCAATGAGTCTGGCTGGTGTCCATTGACTGCCACACTTGCGACAGGTGACAGGTTCGAGCAGGTCATCACCTTTGACTGGAATCAAGGCGTTGCAGGTTGTGCCGTCTTCGTTGGTGGCAGGGCATGGGATGCGCTTGACTGGATCAAGGAAGCGTCGTGCAGCGGTCATGCCGGTCGAATGAATGTCGGCTATCTCTCGGGCGAACTCGTCAACCCATTCCTGCTCAAGTGTCCAGTCGAGGTGCGACAAGTGGAACTTGACAGTGAAGGCAACTTCAGCCTCGACTGTTGGTTGCTTTGGCACTAGGGCAACAGGTGAAAGGTTGCGGTCTGCCCGAATAACCTTCTCCCATTCGTGCAGGGTGTTCAAGATGGCTTGACCTGCCACGAAGTCTAGGGCCGACAGGTTCACCCCGATGGTCATCTCGCCTGTGTTTGTGCCATGTCCACCACGCTGAGGTTGAAGGCAATAGTGGGCTTCTTGGTGTAGTGCTGGCAGGTCTGCTAGGCGTTGGCTAAGTCGTACGGCGCAACCTTTGCACAAGGGTGACACGCCTCGTTCTTCACGGTTACAGATTCGGCACTTCACTAGAATGGTGGCCTTTCGGTTGTCATCAGCTCGTAACGGCTGGCGAAGTAGTTTGGGTGACCTTCTGCAATCATGCCTGTCGGGTCACATTCGTGCAAAGCCAGAATTGTCTTGTGATTGTGATCGTCGGGCTGGATGTTGAACTGACTCCGAACGCTGGCTCTGAACCCTTGGTCGTGCCGTCGTATCTGGTAGGTGCGCCGCCCTGACAATCTCGCCAGAATCTCACCGGTCAGGTCTAGTGGCTCAACTCCGAGTGTGGTCAGGATTCCCCCGACCCAGAGTGTCCAGGTTGGCGACTGACACTTGTGGCATGAATCTGGCTTGGCGGTCGTACTGACTAGGTGTTCGAAGTGTGTCACCCTCTTATTGCCCCAATGGGGTGGAATGGGGAAGTGTTGTTACATACAATCAACCCCCCCCTTATAGGGGGTGGGGTATATTGCCCCGTTCGGTTGGGGCAGTATGGGGCAGTATGGGGCAGTAAGGAGTTATCCACAGGCTAATCATGCCAATTCTGCGTTGAATGTGGATGCCTCATTGACGTAGAATCGCTTCGTTTGGCCGTCAAGAACCATCCTGATTCGGTGCTGAAACTCGACTGTCTTGCGAGCCGAATCATAGTTGTCACTATTGCCACCGATGCCACGCTTCAGGTCTGTGGCCTTGATGCCAGGATTAGATCGCACGAAGTCCACAATCTCATCTTCCAACTTCTTCGCCCCAAATGTGCTGCGGTTGATTTCAGCGCCAGCGGTCACCTCACGGGTGGCAGGATTCCAACTGAGGTGGCGTTCTTCCATCTCCACGTCACGGCCACTAGCTGACAGGAATCGTTCACCATCTTTGTTCTTGTTGAGCATCCATCGGACATCTGCCCAGTCATCAAGTCTGGTTGCGCCTCTGGCTCGTTCTATGCCGTTTTCCTGCGCCCTACCGGTGTGAGTGGTCAGCAGTAGGTTGTCTACCCCTGCTCGTTCCTTGATAACGTCAAGCGTTTCTAGGAACACTCCGACCTCACTGTTGCTGTTTTCGTCGCCTGATCCTGAGAATGCTCGGGCGAATGGGTCAACAATCCATGTCTGACAGTTGAGTTCTTGCAGGATGTCAACCATCTGGTCTTCGATGTGTTGCACTGTCAGGGGCATTCTGCGCCCTCGTAGGTGGACTAGGGTGATGTGTTCGAGGTTGGTGATTCCTGCATCTCTGAGCCACCTGCGATAGGTTCGCTCGTCAACTTCATAGTTGAAGACCACAATTCGCCCTTGGTGCTGGTCAATGTCGAACTTTCCTAGAAATGCTTTCTGGTCTGCCAGTGCCTTGATGAAGTTGTTGACCAGTGTGGTCTTGCCTGATTTGTAGGCAGCGGCTAGCAGGATGTTTGAACCGGTCGGGAACAGTTCCTTGATAAGCCATGTCGTATCAACATCGGGAAGTTCAAGTTCTCGGGCGAGGTTGGCGGTGTAGATTGGCGGCTCGTAGAGTTTGGCTGCCTGTTCGTTCTTGAGGTGTTCCCTTGCCATCTGACGAATCCGCTGTTGTTGAATCTCAGCTGCGAGCATGAGTTCTTGTCCTCGGTTTTGTCCCCCCTCTTCCAACACTTCACCTGTGTCTGGGTCGACGTTTGTGGGCATCTGGAACGCTGGCAGGGAATAATCTGGAACAATGGCAATACTTCCGTACCCTTGACCTCTGAGCGCCTTGGTGGACTGTTTGAAGGCATCCTCACTTAGTGAACCGAAGGTGAACAGCGTGAATACGGCCCACTTCGAATAAGGCTTCTCTTGCTCGAACTGGGTTGAGGTGCTGAACACATAAAGGTTGTCAGACTCGGTGCGACCTGTCGTGGCGCTGATGCCGTGATCCTTGCCCGGTCTTGTCCATTGGGTTTCACCTGAGCGCATGGTCATGATCTTCTTCCAGCCAGCAGGAATGAGCAGTTCATCCCAAGTGGTTCGGGCGTTGTAGTCATCACCTGGGCTGAGGTTGCCGTCTGGAATCTTGGTGGTGATGGATCGCACGATTTCTTCTTGCACTGGCATCTCATCGAACAGCATGAACAGCAGGTGCAACTCTTGGCGCTCATCTTCAGTGAACGTCACAATGTCGGCTGGGGTCTTACCTTCGAGCCTGACCCAAGGCTTGCCTGACGGGTGGACTGTGCCACCTGACGGAGCGACGACGACGAACCCACCTTCGCCTCGGGTTTCAATCCAGCATTCGGGGTTGTCGTTTGCGCCTGGTCGCTGGGCGAGTTTGGTGTTGCCTGGCACGTCACCGTCGATGCGGTAGAGCCAATGGATGCCACCTGACGGGGTCATCTCAATGTAGGTGGATTGCAGCTTGTCCCAGATGTCGCCAATTTCGGCCTTGTGGGCGAGTTCTCGGGCTTCATCAAGTATCCCTGCTGCCACTGCCCGACCTTCAAGTTCGAGCATTTCAAGGTTGCCACTGACTTTGCCAGTAATGATGCCGAACCCTTGAGCGTTGGTTGCCCATGTCACCAGTTGTTCTGGCGTTGTCATGTCGGTCTGTGCCTGTTTCCATGATCCTGCCGGTGCTTTCGAGCCGTCTTCACGAACTGGCACGACATTGACACCTGCGAGCAGGAACTCTAGGGCGGAATGGAGTGGCGAGGTTGTCGGTTGTGGGTCGGGGTTCATTGTGTCCTTTGTTGTCCTAGGTCGTGCAGATTAGTTGACGGTCAGTTGTCCACTTCGGTTTCCATGTCTATCCATGTGGAAGGTGTGGCCAGTGTATTTGTGCTGTGTGTAAGTATCGCACCTGTCACACCAGTAGTTGTGTGGGGTTCTCAGATTTGGCAGTGTGAAGCCATCAACCTTGGCGCATTTGACACACATAAGTTCGGCGTAAAGGGTCACTTGCCCTTCCTCTTGTCACGCCATTCTTGGAACTCTGTCCACATCATGATGAACATTCCAAACGATAAGCAAGCCATAGTGACGGCTAGACCGGCAACGATTACTCCAGCAATGATTGTTTCGGTCACAACGCACTATCCAATGCCAACCTGATGCGGTAGGCGGCGGTCTTGTAACTCATGACAGGTGCATCGCCAGTGGGGTCATTCTCTAGCTTGGTGACAAGGTCGAGGATGGCTTCAATCTGGTGCTTGTATTGCATCAAGTCCATGTATTCGCCCTGCTTAAGGTAGATGCCACGATCAGTGTCGGCGTTGTGTTTGCGGATTGTGTCGATGGCTTTGGCTACCTCGTCAGGTGTCGGGGTTTGCAGGTCGGCAGTTGCCTCTGCCATCTGAGCCAGAATTGCCCGTCGCATTGCCCGAACACTTTCAAGGGCGGTGTCCACCTCTCGGGTGGCAGTGGCAATGCTTGCCTGAACTCGGTCGTGAATGTTGGTGTTTTCACACATGTCTAGTCCTCATCTCGGTGGTTGATGTTGTCGCAGAATCGGTCATGCTTGATGCGACCGTTCACGACCTTGCAGAAGTCCCCGTCAGCGCAAGGTGAGGCTGTGACCTCTGACGTGAATGTCAGGCTCGTGCCGGTCTTTGTGGTGTTGTCAACCGTAAAGTTCGGAAGGCTGACACAGTGAGCGTGAATGTCGAGCAGTGACAACACTTTGGTGATGGCCTTTCGGGCGCAGTCGTAGCATCGACCGACACCGCCATCTGGGCATTCGTTTCGAACCTCAGCCATCAAGGCTTCACAGGCTTCTTCGGGTATTTCAATGGTCATGGTTTGTCCTAGTTGTGAGGTGTTGAAAGGCTCGGCGCGACCTTCCCCTGCCGACACCGAGCCTTTCAAGTTTTGTTGTTACTTGCTGGCGGTCAGCTGTGCGATGAGTGCCGCGATGGCAGGATCGTTCACATCTGCCACTGGTGTTGCACTTGGAGCAGGTGTTGCACTTGGCGCAGGTGTGGCGATGTTGCCAGTGGCCTTTGCCTGGACATAGGCGACCGCCTTGGCGGTGTCACCGTCGTTGGCTGCTTCAAGTACCCAAGGCGCAGACTGTCCAGGTCGTGCGATGCCCTGACCCATGCGACCGAGTACCTGAGCGCCGATGTTTGACTTCAGGTTGGCGATGAGTCCACGCCCGAAGAACAGAACGTCGTGGTATTCCTCGTTAGTGTCTAGGTCGACTACGTCAACAGCGATGGCTGATGACTCGCCGAATGCGGTCGTGATGGATTCCTTGAACTCAAGTGGAGTCACAAGGAGCAGGTGGCCCAGCAGGTCTGCTGGCTTGACCGAGTCTGACCCGGTCGATGGTGCTGCGAACATAACTTGTCCTTCTTGTTGGTTGATCCGTTGACGGTTGCCAGCGGAAATCTAGTTGGTGAGGTTGTCGTCTTTGTGCTTATCGTAGTCATCAGGCAAGACATCCCAAGGGTCAAGGTTGAAGTATTCCTTGCGAGCATCTTCTTCAGCTGACATTTGCCCGAGTGCTTGGCAGAACAGGGCGGCAAAGAATCCTGCCCCAATCCCGACAACAGATGAACCCACAATGATGATGAATGTTTTCATGCTTTCCCCCCTGGGCATCCAGTTGATAGGTCGGTTGACCCTGGCACATACCAAGGGCAGTAGGAACAGTTCCTCGAACTTGATGCTGGAATCATCTCCCAGCGTTCAGGGTTGGTGTCAGGGTCTAGCATGGCAATCAGTTCGACGGTTGAGTCTAGGCGCAGCATGGCTTCAATCGCCACGTCTTTGTCATAGTCGCCGACCCAAGTGTGCATCCCGGTCAGCATTCCCCCAAGTGGGTAGAACGCCAGCGCAATCTTCTTGACCTCGTATCCCTGCTGTTCCAACCCGTAGCCGTAGACATTCAACTGGATCACTTGCTGTTCAGTTGGGCCGTCGCTCTTTCGGGTTTTCATGCTGGTCGCACCGACACATTTGTGGTCAATGACTGTTCCATTCTTGCGGTCGAACAGGTCAAGCGTTCCTGACAGTCCAGGGCGAGCCTCGACCCGATGTTCCACCAACCAGTCAGCGTCACCGTTGTCAGCCTCAAACGCTTCGGCTAGCCACGCATGAATCGCTGTGCCTGACACCGACGGCCAAGGGTCACTGAATGAATTGGTCTTGTCGACCTCTAACAGCTTGTAGGACAGTTTCCGCAGACACGGGTCGCCTATCTCTGACGGCCCAATCCTGACCACTTTGGATCGTGGACTGTTGTCAGACTTCGCCCGAATGACGTTGGTGATGGTGTCCTTGAGTGCCTGTTCAGGTGTCACTGGTGAGGCAAAGGTCGGGGTGGTCATCAGTAGGACTCATTGCCGGTCAGGATGGTGAAGCGCTTGGCAACTGACTTCTTGGTCACCAGTTCCAACACTTGCGGTGGCAACACTTCACGAAGTTTCTTCACGTCGATGCGCTCAGATTCAACCGTTGCCCAGCGGACAACAGGCTGACCAGCCACAGTGCCAATCTCATGGTCGCCTAGTGCAGCCTCAATGTGGCTTCGTGCGATGTCGATTTGCTCGGCAATCTGTGCAGCCTCTAACTTCAGGCGCTTGTATTCGTCGACCCATCGAGCGATGCTCAGGTCAAAGTCAATTTCGGTTGGGTTGATTTCGAGGCTCACAGTTCAATCCCCGTTTCACGAGCGAGGCTGACACCGATTGGTGAACCTGTGGCGTTGTCCTTGAGGGCCTGAGTCGCATTCCTTGCCTGAGCGAGTTTGATGCGCTGACGGTCAATCTCCATCTTCCCCATCAACTTGTCAGCTGCAATTCGCAGGTTGCGGATGGTCACGAATCTTCCCACCTGGTAGGCGGTGAAGGCGATGACGAGATTCGTCAGCCAGAATAGTGTGTTCATTTGTCCTTGTCCTTTGTTTGTTGTTTCTTGCCTTGGTTCTTCCACTTCATGAACGATGCCAGCAGAATGCCAACCTCGTCACAAGCGTCTTGCAGTGTGTAACCCAGCCCCATCAACCGAACGACTTCGTTTGAGTTGCCACGCCTGACTCTACTTCGGTGTGCCGACATTTTCCGACGCTCTTCAGGTGACACGCCGCCGAAGTATCCGTTGAAGTCTTTGTTGTCCAGTGCCATTTGTAGGCACTCACGCTTCATTGGGCAGCCTTGACAGATGGCCTGAATCATTGGTTCAGATGCCTCAATCTCTTCCAGCGAGGTCGGAAAGAACAGGTCTGGAAAGATGGTGTCTGCACAATGGGCGGTTTCCCACCTGGTCGCATTGCCAAAGGCGAAATTGAAAGATTGCGCTTTCATAGACCTGCCCTCTTCAATAACTCAGTGGCTTCACTCAGTGGCATGATTGCCCACCAGTTGCCAGTGTTCGCTGATCCAACCCCGACAGGTTTCACCACAAGGATTCCAACCTGTGCCTTGGCGTTGACCTTTTCCACCGCCAGTTCCTTGAGCCATGCAGGGATGGAATAAGACTTGTGAGCCTTCACCTCAATGCACACACCTGGCAGACCGGCAATGTCACCTTTATCGTTGACACCTGCCAACGCCCGACGCTCAGCGTGAACGTAACCATTGGCGATGAGGTAGTTGACAACAGCGGTTTCAGCTGACGTGCCTTTGGCTTTGTTTCGGCTCATCGGGTGAACCCTGAACAGTATCGGCAGAGCCAAATCTTGCCCTTCTCGTACCACCGAAGTTCTCGGCAGCAATCGCCACATAACGGATTGCTCATGCCACATTCTCCTGTTCGGCTTTGCGCTTTGCCCGTTGCCTTCGGGCTGAAATGGCGGCATCACTTTGAGCCTTCATTGCGTCGGTCGTATATTGGGTGTGAATCTGGACTGCCTTGATGCCCAAATCTCGGCGAAGGTGTCGGCGCTGATTCACGCCAGTGCCAGCCCATACACCGTCAACCTCAACGTGCAAGGCATAGGTGAGGCAAGCTTTGGCGACCGGACATTCAGCACACATCTTCTTGATGGTCTGGCAGGTGTTCACGCCAGTTTCAGGGAAGAACAGTTCGGTGTCGATGCCAACACATAAGCCTTGGCTCAGGTCTGGGAACTCGTATGGATCACTCATGCCACCTCAACCCCTAGCGCTGCGAGTTGTGCCAGGGTGTCATTGTGGGTTCGAATCCAGGTGTCATACCACTGCTTAGGCATGAACGTGATGCCATCCTTACGGCCAAGCGAGGCGATGATGTAGGTCTGTGGAATGCCTTGCTTGGCAAGTAGACCTTCAAGTTCTTCTAGCCATTCGACGGCTGACATCTCTGTGAAGGGTTTGTCTGTGGCACTCATGCGACACCGCCAGAAGGTAGGTGGCGCTCAACCTCGTAGGACAAGTGCAAGGGAGCGCCACCAAGGTGAGCGTTCGAACTCTCATGTCCAATCATAGTGGAATTGGTAGACATCACTTGTTGCTCTCCAATGCACGTTCTAGGCGTTCGGTGATGTAGTCCAGTGCAACAGCGCCGTCGGGTGAGATTTCAAGGTTGTGCTTGAGTTCAGTCAGCACCTCGCCAACCCGAACTAACCTTTCCAACATCTCAAACACGTTCTCCGGAATCATTAGCGCCACCGACTTGGTTCAGACATGATGAGAATCGTGACGGCAAACATCAGCACAGCCTCAACTGTGTGCTTGACCTTGCGACCTCGGGCAGTCCAAGGGGCGTTGTTCCATGCGTTCAACATTAGGCGCTCGCAATCTTGTCGTGAAGAACTTCTGACTTGACCATTTCATCCAGACCTTCAAGGCGGTCTTTCAGGATTCGTGCGATTCGTGCGTCATTGTTCCAGTCGCTCATGTCTAGGCGAGTGCGAACATAGGCTTCTTCTCTGATTGCAAAACGTAGTTCTTGAAGTTCTTGCTGTGTCATTACGCACCAACCTTGATGAGTGAGCCAGTTGTCTGAACTACGAAGCCGAAGCCCTCAACCTCAAAGACAAACAGTTCGTCAGAGTTGAATCGTGGGTTGGCATCCTTGCGAGTGTAACTTTCGAATGCCTCATCGGCGGTCTTGTATAGGTAGAAGATTGCTTCTTCATGAGCTGCAACTCGTTCGTTGTAGTGGTTCTCTGAGATGGTCATTAGTTTCATGTTCTTTGTCCTTTGTCCTTGTCGGTTGTCCTACCGACAGTTAGAACATTACTCCCCTGAAATCCAATGTCAAGCATTTTGGCAAATTATTTTCAGAAAGTTTTCAAGGGTCAGAAACCCCATTGTTTCGGGCATAAATAAGAACCCACACATGAGGGATGGCGCACATAACGTGCGACTGATAATCCAACAGCGGTGTGGGTCTGTGAGCCGTAAGCCCTTATTCAGTTATGTGTCACAGTCGGTCTGCGTTGACAAGTTCCCCTGCTATTGCCAAGTACGCTGCACCGTCAATGTATGAATCCATGTTATCGGGGTTTCCCGACAGACGTGCAAGTTTCAACCCTGCCATGCACAGCGCCACCTGGAACGGTTCAACCTTGCGCCCGAGAATGACAGACCAGATTCGGGCGATGTTGTCGTGGTTGGAATACGGGTCACCATGCTGAGCATTACGGTCGCCAGTTGTCAGCGAAGTCGCTTGGTCGAGGATGTCTTTGCGGTTGAGGTCTTTCATCTTTGCTCTCCTAGTGCCATCAGGATCCCCTGTTCCAAACTAATCTTTGGCTCATAATAGCTGAGCATGAACTCAGGACTGCCAACCCGATACTGAACCCCGACAGGCTCGGCGGTGAGGTGTTCAACTGGCGCATGATAGCCCGAAGCCAGCATGACCAGTTCGGCCAGTTGATTGAATGAGGTTGCTCGACCGCTGCACAAGTTTGATACCTCAATGCCAGCGTCAACTCCAGCCATCACTGCACCCACAATGTCGTCGATGTGGATGAAGTCCCGAACTTGCTTCCCATCACCCCACACTTGAAATGGTGTCTGGCGGTTCAGTCCTCGCTCGATGAACTTCGGGAACGGATAGTCCAAGTCTTGATCTGCGCCATAACCTGAGAACGGTCGGAACACCGACACCTTCAAGCCTTGTTCCCTGGCATGACTTGCCAGCATCTCGCCGGTCAACTTTGCCCAACCATAGGTGAGGTCAGGATTGCTGATGTTGCTCAGGTTGATGTGATTCTCTGTCAGTTGAGTTCGCCAGCCATTTTCCTGATACGAAATCGGGTATGCGGCAGAGCTGCTGAAGTAGACAATGCGTTCAGGTTTCGTGCGTAAAGCCCAGCCGAACATTTCAGCGTCAATGGACAGGTCAACCGCCAGCGCCAGCGGTGAACCTTCAATCATTCGTCGACCACCAACAACAGCCGCCAAGTGAATGACTAGGTCAAACTTGGTGCTATCAGTTCGGAAGAAGTCACGGGCATCTGTCCCGTTGACAATGTCCACGCCAGTAATCTCGTGACGTTCGTTGGCAAAGTGTCGATGGAATGCTCGACCTACGAAGCCAGCGTCACCTGTGATGAGTATTTTCATGCGCTGAGTCTTTTCACTAGCTGACGATAGTCGTCGCTCTGAATGTAGGTGTGGAACATCTGAGAGTCGGCGTTGTTGATTTCGGCAGAGTTCACTTCCTGATAGCCAGCATCCCAGTCACCTTTGCCGGCGATTGGGTGAAGATGCTCGATGACAGTTTCGGGCAGGTAGCGGATGGCGTTCAGGTCTTGACCTAGGCGAAGCCAGAAGTTGTCCAGGTACAGGTGAGCAAACCCTTCAGGGATCATGCCGTTGAGTTCTTCCACAATGCTTCTAGTCATTCCGATGGCAGTTGGAAGTTGTTCACGCTGGAATAAGTCGTCACCATAGACAAGCCCTGTGACAAGGTCGTCAAGGTTTGTGCGCCACACTTTGTCCCATTGGAAGGTTCGAGGTCGATGGTCATCACCAACGAAGATGAAATACTCCCAGCGCTCATCTGTGATTAGTTGCCTTGCAGCGTTGTTGAGTGGGTCGGCCATGCCTTTCCGACCACGTTCGAAGGTCAGCACCTCGGTGAAGTTATTTTCGAGTGACAGGTATTGGTCAAGTGTTTCGTCATCCTCGTCGACTACCACAAACAGGCGTGACATTGTATGAGTGTCGATGAGTGACTGTTGCAGTTCTTTGATGTTGTGCGGTCGGTGTCGACTTGGCACGATGATGGCGGTGTTCATCTTTGCTCCCCTGCTAGAACTGACAAATCTCGGCGTGGGTCGTAACCCTCACCCATAACAAATGACACGATTCCGGTCGGTGATTCCAACCCTGCACGATCACGCCACCAAGGTGAGCCGCCATCCATCGCAGGGAGTTGCACCCATAGGCGTGGCCCAACTTGAGCCACCTTGTAATGGTGATAGTGGGCAGTGAGCAACACGTCAGCGTCACCCACTGGTGTTCGCCCTGTCGCCTGTCCTTGCCACCATTTGACCGCATCTCGGGACTGGTGACCATGCGCCAGCCCAAGGATTGACTCTGACACGTTCAGCGCCAGTGTCTGATGGTCATGGTCGGGATAACGAAACTGGACATGGGCAAGGGCAGGGTTTTCAGCGCAAGCATCCTGCACAGCTGAGGCAACCTCAACCTGCCACGAGTCGGTGGCTTCCCCGATGACATACCGCTGGGATTCGTCATGGTTGCCAGGGACAACTGGCACGATGAGGTTGTCGGTCAATGGCGCAAACGCCTTGATCCATGCCAGAAGCATTCGACGGCCAACCCGAACCTGTTGGGTGACCGATAGGTCTGAGCGACCCAACACCTTGCCATTCTGGCTGACGTTGCCTTCGATGCAATCACCCATCTGAGGCAGGATGATAGTTCCCACTGGTCGACCAATTCGGATGAGGTCTTTGTGGCGCTGAACCGATTCTTCAATGCCTGTCAATACACGCCTCACAGTGCCTTCTGTACCGTCGCCAGCATCCTTGCCCCACTGAGTATCGCCGATGGCGTAGACAGCGCTGAGATTGCCTGTGTGTGCCTTGATTCGGGCGTGAGGTCGCCACCTTTCCACATGGTCAATGAGCGCCTGAAGGTCGGTGTCGTCAGCTGACGAATGAACCTGATCGGCAGGGACAATGCTGACCTTGGCAGACTCCAGCCACTCGCCGTCATACTTCTGCCACATCGACCGCCGAACGCCAGTGACACGCCACACAGATGGGTCAAGGTCGAAGTCGCCCAGCAGGTCAACGGCATCTGGCAGGTCACCGGCAGTGCGAGGTGTAGACACAAAGAAACCGCCCGAAGCACTGTCAACCTCAAGTCGAGGTCGCCATGCTTCGGGCGTATTGGTGGTGCGAGTATCAGAGCCAGATTGACCGGCGCTGGCAAGTTTGGAAAGGTCGTCAGACAAAGTCATCGGGGACACCGACAACCGTTCGACTCGCCACGATTACGGTGACGGCTCACGGTGACAGCGCTCACATTGAAACCTCGGTCGGAAAGAACCCGAGCAAGGTCAGTGTGGCGAATCTGTCGGTTGTCTAGGGCAGCCAGTAAGGCTTCACGTTCATTGTCATCAAGACTGACAAGCGCAGTGTGAAGAGAACACAAAGGGCGAGCGACAGTCTTGATGACGTGCAGTTCGTTCAGTTCGGCTATGAAGTCCATGAAGCCAGACTAAAGGCGATTAGTCTTTCGTGACAATTCCGAACGCCGAGTCCTTCGGGTTCATCGCCCGAACTAGGACAGGCACGAATGAAGCCCAGACTGCGTTGCCAATCTTGACCCAGTCAGCCTTGGTCATGGTGAACGGTGTCAGGTTCAGCGACATCATGACAGTGATGACACAGGCGAGCAGTGACTGAGCATAAGTTGCCAGGACTGATTGCAGTTTTGGGTTCATTATTTGCCACCTAGCTTGTGAATGATTTTGCGGAGTGGATTCCTGCCAGTGTAAGCCAGAAGGAACTTTGGATTCTTTGATCCGCCAGGAGTCCAGTAGCCCTTGTCTTGGATTTCAAAGTGAAGGTGTGGGCCGCCACTGTTACCTTCAACACCAACATCAGCGATGTGTTGTCCGAGTGTGACCTTGTCACCCTTCTTGACATAGCACTTCTCTACATGGGCGTAGATGGTGTACCACTTGCCATGACGGATGACAGGCGAGAACTTGCCGAAACTAGAACCCCAGATGCCCACACCGACAACTGTTCCATTGGCGGCGGCAAAGACCGGGTCGCCAACTGGCGCTCCAATGTCTACGCCCTGATGCCAACCTGAAGTCCATTGACTGCCAGTTGTTCCGTAAGGACAGGTGACCCGTCGGGTCTTCTTTGTAGGCCATGCCATAGTGACTCCTAGTTTTCAATGACGTGCTGGTTGAACTCGCCCTGAAGTTGGGCAACCTTGTCGCCGATAGCGATTTGGCGCTGTTCAATTTTGTCAATCTTGTTTGACATCTCATTGACCGCTTGACGTAGACCGCCACCGTTCGGCCCGAACTGAACCACGATTGCATCCAACTTGTCAGCGATTCTCACCTGGTGCAGTTGAAAGTCATTCTGGCGACGTTCGATGTGTCGCCAAAGCCCGAACACACCAGTCGCAACAGCGCCAAGGAAACTGGCAATCGTGACGAGGCTTGAGGTGTCGGACAAGTTCATGAGATTACTTCTCGATTACAGCGACATAAACAGTCGTAGTGCCGGTGTTGGTCACTGCATACATTGCACCAACGTGAGTGTTGAAAGTAATCTTGTCGCCAGAATCTAGGCGAAGACCGTTTGCGGTTGTGACATCTGGGCCACCAACATACAGCAAACCACCTGCGGTGTGAAGGTGAACTTCTTCGGCTGCGACCGAGTCGGCAACAATCTGACTTGCGGTTGTAGTTATTGAGTATTGTGCGGAAGTGATAGCCATTAGGACTCCTTGGTTTCGGTTGGTGACTTGTCGGTGATTTCCTGATGGCAACCGCCACAGATAACCAACGGCTCAGGGTCAGGAAACTGGACTGTGAAGTTGTCGTTGACACACTCGGGTGTGTGACAGGTGAGATTCCAAAGCATGAGTTCCCCTAGTTGTTGTCAGCTGCCGCTGAGGTCATTTGGATAGCGTGATAGTGGATGTAATAACTGGTGATAGTTGTTGACCCCACATTGAAGATGCGCCAAGTGAACCCTGTGGTTGTAACCAAGGCTGCATTGGTCGAAGCGTAAGCGGTTGACGGTGAGGTTTCAGCGGTCACTGTCACGATTGGATTCTGGGTGAACCGAGTGGATCGTGCGAAGGTTACCGTTGCACCAGTTCCAGCGCCAGCGTTGACGTTAGTTGAGAATGACAACTTGTCGGTCGAGGTGGCAAACGGGACAGGTCGAAGCACTGAGTCAGACATGGACAAGAATGACAACTGGTTCGGATAAGTTGTCGAATAGGTCTGGTTGATGCCGGTCTTGAGTGTCGTCAGGTCGGCGGCTGAAAGTGCATTGCCGTCAGTGAAGACTGTGCTGACTGGAAGATTTGCCACTTGATACTCCTACAAACTTGATGGACTGAGATTCATACTGCAACGCCAACTTGATGGGGTGATGTCATGGTTGATGGACTCAACACAGCAAGTATAGTTTGATTCGTCACGATAGGAAACCGTTCGCTTCACTGTCACCCTGTCGCCGAGTTCAGTCTGCAACAGCGAAGTCCACTCGGTTGACCCTAGGCCGTAAGGGTTGAACCCGATGGATTCGATTCGATAGGCAGGGATAGCCCAATGAGTTGCCATGTTGGTGGCGATAGTTCTCATGTCGGTGGCACTGTAATTGAAACTTGTCAATTCTCTACTGATTGACCCGTAGCGACTAGCGCTTGCACCATTGGTGACGGTGACAGACTTCGGGTCGCCTGTATCTTGGAAGTTGTCAACCGTCAGGGTGATGGTGTTGATGACATACTTGTCGCCACCAGTGACCGAAACTTCATCATACTCAATCGTTCCTGCGGTCTGTTGATCGCTGAAAGTGTTGCGAGCAGTTCGGTTGTAAAGGTTTTGGAACGGATGGAACGTCGGCTTGCCTGAACGGTCAATAAACATTCGACCCATCTCGGACAGGGCGATGGTGTTGCAAGCATCCCAGGCACTCAAGAATTGTTTGATGTTTCCGTTGTTGTACGAACTGGCAAGGATTAGGCGATAAGTGGAATCCCATCCAGCACCGTTGAGGATCTGACCAATCTGGGTGTCAGCTGCAATCGGGGTGTCAGGGGTTGAGATGTAGGCAACACGCTTGGCCAGCAGGGTGATTGCATCGGCACATAACAACGTCACCGTTGGCGAGAATCCTTGCTCAATCTGAACATCTTCAATGTAACCCGAATAGATTGCATACTCAGTGCCAGAACTATATTGGGCGGTAATCTGAACGCCAGTTCCACCAGCAAGAAGTGGGCTGAGGTCTTGCCCCATGTAACCCTTGAAGGCTACGCCTGTACCCGATGACACGCCAACCTGCGCCCAGTTGACTGTGAATGTTCCAGACCCCATCGACACAATCGGCAAGTTGTAGAAGTTCAACGAACCGCCTGAAGCAATTCCCAACCCCTGAACCGACACAATGTCGCCAACATGGAAAGGTTGCCAACTGCCTGAGTAGGTGTAGGTGTAAGTCGTAGTTGTTCCGTTGCCGGTGGCAGCCGTTACCGAACCAAAGCCAGCGCCAGGAAACTGTGGGTCATAGTTGCCCGACAGGTTGTCAAAGACAATACTCGCCTGTCCAGCCTGAAAGGACTGATCCTCACGAGTACGGCCACGACGAATCGACACCGACCTCATGTCAGTGCTGGGCAACTGAATCTTTGTGGTGAATGGTGCATCTGGCACACCAAGAACATCAGCGCCACCGAGCAGGGAATACGACAAGATGAACTTGCCCGAAGTTCGGTTCGAGGTGTCAAGGTAGATACGCATCACTGGTGCATTCGTGCCATCAAGTAACGCCATTACCTAGACCCCCAAGATGCTTGGATTCAAACCTTGACGGCGCATCATGATTGCGATGTTGTCACGAACGCTGACCGCCAAGTCTTTCTCGCTAATCACTGAACCTGCCACGTTGACGATGACAGTCATGCCTGAACCGCCACCAAGACCGTTCGGGGTGATGCGACCACTGGTTGATGGTGTGAAGAGTTCCGGGCCATGTTCACCCACCAGGTAAGAACTGCGACCCATGACAGAACCGCCAACAGCTCGACCGTTGAGTGGAGCGCCATCAGGATGTGGGTTTGAATAGTCACGATATGTGCCATTGTTGCCCATGGCCAAAGACCAGTATTCACCCTTGTCAGCGTCATAGGTGTAAGAGATGCCGTTGTGCAGGTAAACTTGTCCACTTGCAAGTTTCTTCTTGCCAACTGCTGCTGACGCCTTCGCCTTTGCCTTTGTGCGTTTGTTGATACTTGCGGCAGTTTCTTCTTCAATGGGATTTACTTCGCCAGCATCCACGCCAACAAGGCCAAGCAAAGCGGCAGCGCCAAAAGTGGCAGCGATAGCGGCAATGGCAGGGGCGGCGATAGCAAGACTTGCACCACCAGTGGCAGCAGCCTCAGCACCAGCGGCAGTTGCTGCAAAACCTGTCAGGGTTAAAAATGCACCGCCGAGTGTTGTCAAAGCTGAAACTATTCCAGCAGTCTTGATACCAACAAAGATACCAGCAACTACTGAAGCAAATGTTTTTACAGTGTCTTGGTTATCGCTAATGTATTGGATAACACCCTTGACCTTTTCGCCAAACTCATAGGCAGACTTTCCAGCAGGGCCAGCAGAGTTCTTCACGCCGGTCAGACTGTCAACAAATCCCTGCACGTTTGGAACAACAGTTTCAAGAACATAGTCTGCGAACTTCTGGATGACAGGCATCAAGGCGACACCAATTTGTTCTTTGGATTCGTTTAGGTGTTGTTGCATGATTGCCAACTTGCCACTGAAAGTGTCAGCATTAGTCTTGGCAGCGCCACCGAAGGTCTTTGCTAGAACCTTGGTGGCAGCGTCAAAGTCTTTGCTCTTGATAATGTTGTCCGAAAGCGGGATTCCAAGACGCTTCAATGCGCCAATGTTACCGTTGTGAGCCTTAGCCAAAGCCATCGAAACGGCTTCCAAATCCTTGCCAGTTCCAGCGCTGACATTCATGGCAAGGCCGAGCAAGTCTTGCGACTCAGTCAAAGAGCCAGTGCCACGAGCAAGGTTGGCAAGTGCCGGTCGCAGCTTGTCATCGGCGATGCCGTAGGTCATCTGCAACTTGGTGATGAAATCTTCGCTCTGTTTGACCTGGGCATTTGTTGCCTTGGCCGTATTCTTCAGGGCCAGTGCCAACTGCTTCTGGCTCTTCTGATCCTCGGCAGCAGCCTTGGTTGCATCGTAAGCAAACTTAGCGGCGGCAGCGCCAGCGACAGCCAGACCAGCGGCGGCAACCTTGCCCATTTTGGCGAACTGTTTGCCGAGGCTGTCGGATTCCTTGCCGACCTTCTTCATTGCGCCAGTAGCCGACACATCCTTGCCATAAAGGCTGAAGGTCAGTGAGGTATCTTTTGCCATAGTGGCAACTCCTAGCGGTTATTTACAGCGGTCAGCAACAGTTCGAACACGTCAGAATCCAAGTCCCATACATTCCAAGGTGTGATGCTTGGATAGTTATGCATAAGAAGTGGCAGGTTTGCCATTACTCGGTCGTAGACTCCGCCGGGGATTCGGCTAAAGGGTCGGCATCATCCTCAAGAAACTCAAACTTGTCGGTTTCGAAATCGTTCGCCTCAATGAATGACACGTTCTCGCCAGCACGACGACGAGCAACCCACACCATAATGGCGAACACTTGACGCTGTTCCACCTCAATGGCTTCCCTGCGTTCTTCGGATAGCGACTTGAAAGCCTTGGGCGAGATGTTGACATTGGCAAACAACTTCTCAAGTGGGCGCTTGAACTCACGCTCAATCATCAGCTGTTCGCCCATTGTCAGGCCACGCTCGCCAGAATCATCTGGTGTCTTGTAAATCTTGCCGTCAATCTTGATTGGCATTGCATCTCCCCTTGTTGGTAGTTATTTGAAAACGATGCCGACCTTTGTCAGTGCATCAGCGAAAGCCTCATTGACTTCTTTTGCAAACTCATCCTTGTGCCTTTTGACAGTTTCGTCAAGATAGGGTGATGGCTTCTGGATCGGCCAATCTTCAGGCTTGTCCATTTCAGCGCCGAACACAGGATGCTTCCAGCCACGCTTCGGGCGACCCTGGACATACCAAGGCAGGTTGGCATTGTTACGCCCAGAGGCGGCAAGGAACTTCTTCTTCTTCACCCGAATGTGAACGCCAGCGCCCTTGCGAGTTGTTCGAACCTCAGCAACAACCGCCTTGGCAATGGCAGCTCGAAGGCTGATTCGTTGCCCCTGCCTCACCCGAATGGATGTCTTGCCTTGGCCAGACGGAAGCGATAACACTTCCGCCTTGACCTCGGTGACAACAGGCTTAGCAGTCTTCTTGAGTTTGGCTTTGAGTTCCTTCTGGACTTCTTTGTCTAACTTGCCGATACGGGTGGCGAGGCGGTGGAAATCCTTTCCGCCCTTCACCTCAATCACTAGAGTGTGGAATCTTTTGTGACGTAGTTGATCGTGAACGGTGCATTCGTGCCATCATCATAAACAGTGAACGTGAATGACACGTCGATTGTTCCTGGGCCTTCGACAACTGGATTGTCACCATCAAACTTGCAAGCAGGAAGAATAACTTCTAGCAGTTCATAGGTTGACCCTGCTGATGTGCCAATGTCTGCACCTCTGAAAGTAACCTTCAGACCGGCAGTGGTGTCAGCGATGAACTTGTCTAGAAGAACCGTGTCAGTGAACTCAGCGGTGATTGTGCCAGTGATGGCTCGGAAACCGTTGATGATTTGTTCAGCCTTTGCACCAGCTGCACCGAGGTTGTAACGATCGGTCTTCAAGGTGTTGTCAACACTCAAAGAGAAGTCCTTGATGTTGGCGTAAGTTGTTGACACATTGTCAGTGATTGAACCCTGGGCAAAGTGGAACAGGTTAGTGGTGGCGAAGTTTGAATAAGCAGGTGTTGCCGAGGTTGATGATGTGCTAGTGAAACCTGCACCATCAAGCGTGAACTTTCCCTTGGCAATTTCGCCAGCACCGACAGACAGTTCGAACGAGCCAATCTTGCAACCGGTCAAGGTCTTGTAAGTGAGTGTTCCACCATACTGAGGAACAGCAACCTGAGTGGTGAAAGAATCACTAATCAAGTCTTGAGGCGTGAATGTGTAAGTGTAAGCGCCATTAGCAAGAGTGCCAGTTGGAACAGAGCCAGTTGCAAGACTGAGCAACAGACCTAGACCACGACTCGGCAAGTCAATTTCAAAGTCGCCTTCGCTTGCAAAGGTGGTGACAACACGACGGTTGGCACGAGGCACAAGACCGCCTGAACGAAGTCCCTGCCCAGCGACAGTGTTCTTCATATACTTGGTGCTTTCACTGTTGAACTCGTAGAAACGGTCAACAGTGACAGCAGTGTTGAAAGATGATTCTTTCTTGATGCCTAGCCACGAGCCAATGCCAGAACCGATTGCCATTGTTATTTCTCCTCTTGAAGGTCAGCCGTTGCGACTGGATTGGGTGATTGTTTCTTACTGTCCCCTGTTGCCCAGTTGAATGGCGCTTCGAGCATTCGGGCGGCCATGTCATCTGGAACTTCGACAACTTCGTCAAACTTGATTTCGATGCCAAGTTCAGGCACATAAAGGTCGCCCAGTGGGCAGACGTTCTTGATTTTCGCCATGATGACTCCTAGGTTCTGGCTCGGTAGGTGATAGTGAAACTGATGTTGACCGCTGCACCCTGATCGGTTTGCAAGTAGGTCATCTGATGTGAGGACAACAAACTGTAAATGCACGAACCGGCAAGGGTTGAATCTGCACGAATGGCGGTGTCAATCGCAGACAATAGAACGCCAGCCCTAGTCCGACGTGCTGACAAGCTAGTGCCACCATCCCAAGTGGAAAGGAAACAGTCAACCGAACCATCTTCGAATTGCTTCATGTTGCCAAGTTGCTCAAAGATTTGGGTCACACTGGCAACTGACACTTCGCCATCTTCCGAGCCATCGTGACCGACAGCGATGAAGTCGCTTGGATAACTCATGTCCACTTCAGGGCCGTCAAAGATTCGGACACCCGTCAGACCTGACGATGCACCGAGAACGGAAATGATGCCGTTGATAACTTGAGGAATCGCAGTGGTCGCCATTATGCAAGACCTGGCAAACTGGCAGGATCGAGCAACTCCATCGCCCGACGTGGCAGGGAATAGGTCGGGGTTGAATAGAAGTCATCCCCAGCGCCCATGCGGTTCATGACGGTTGCAGCGCCACGTTGAGTCTGCCAAAGGTGGCGCAGGATTTCCAACACACCTTGCTGAACTGCTGGCGGTGTCACTGTGAACCCTGCAACATAAGTCACCGTTACAGCATTCACGCCCGAAGCCCAATAACCATAAGCGCCGAACGACGATGAAGCCGAAAGGGTTGAGGTGGTCAGGCGGTAAAGTCGCTGACCGGTGTCATCCAACTTGTAAGAATTAGAATCCAAGGTCACGCCCGACTCAATGACCTCTGTGATGCTAATCGCCCTGGGTGAACGAAGGCGAAGCACGTCAGTCTGCCCATCATAAACTTCAGTGAAAGTGCGACGGCCAAGGACAGCGCCGACGTAATTCTCGGCAAGGTCTTGGGCAGCGTCAATGAATCGGCGAATCTCATCCTCGTCAGCTGACGCGGCAGGGATGTTGAGGTGGCTCAGAGCCATGTCATAAGACACGACCGGCAAAGTTGTCAGATCACGAACAGTGAACTCGTCAGTAAACGCTGAAGCATTCGTGCCAGTAGCCACCCAGCGGACTGTGTGACGACCTGAAAGGGTTGGAGTGTAAGCCACATCATAAAGACCAGCACCGCTGTTGGTGACGCTAGGCGTGACCGTAGAGCCGTCAGGCTTGGTGATGGTACAGACAACAGCGGTGGCATTCTGCGGTGTTCCTGCGGTGTTGGTGATAGTCACACCAAGGGCAGCAACATCACCCAAGTCATAAGATGCCATGCGTTATCTCGCTTTCATCGTGGCGGTCGGAACGGTTCGTGGTTTCGTGCTAGAGGTGGCAACGGATCGAGGCTTAGCGCCAGCAGTAGCCACAGCCCGACGGTTAGCGGTTGCAACTGGTCGAGTGACAAACTCCATCGCCCCAGTAGTTGACGCTTGGTTGTAGGTCAGTGGTGAATTGTAGGCGACAAGGCTGTTGTAATACGTCCCCACACTTTGTGAAGTGGTCGGGATTCTAGGCTTCATCGCAGTCACAAGGTCACTTCACTTTCAAAGAAGTCTTATCTATCGAAATACCCTGGCAGCAAGTGGCATAGTCAGGGCAGTCTTGGGTCGGGCATCCGGTACGACAGGCCATTAGTCCTCCAAAGGAAATGTTTGATTGGATCCTATTTCGTTGCCGTTCTCGTCACGAATAATGACAAGAATGGAACCATCGTCCAGGGTAATTGGATTATCTAAAATCATGTAAGCCTACTAAATACTGCTGATGCTACGCCACCAGATGTTGCAGTAACCGATGCCGGTAAATCAGTTTGAGAACTGGTACTTAAAACACGGTACGGGGTGAGTTGTGGATATTGATCTTGTATACCAGCAAAAGACGGTATGCCAAAAGTTCCACCAGTGTTGTAGGCCATCATAGCAAAAGCATAAGTCGTTCCAGCTGTAAGACTGTAGGTTGACGGATAACCACCAGTTGTGTTCAATGCTCTTGTGTAAATTGTTGAAACGGTATTGCCCAAGGTAGCATCGGATGCCGTTCGGGCAACAAGGGTCATAGTGGTGTTATTTGTTCCACTGGCTGTGTAAAGACCCATACGCCTAACACTCGTACCGCCAACATCTGTGCCGGCAGTGGTGCAATAAATACTAAAATTAGTCATAGTGAAGTTCTCAGCAGGGGTGAACAAAGCGTAATAAACTACACCATTTGAAAGAGATCTGGTAGCGTTTACAAGGATTCTTGGTGCAGTATCGAGAGACGATGCTAAAGCATAATCATCAATCTTTTTTCTTGTAACTGTGTAGGCAGTTCCACTAATCTTTGTGGCGGCAATGGCGGCCGAAGCATTGATGTCAGCATCAAGAATTGTGCCATCTAGGATCATATTTGATGTGACAACGTTTGTGTCATTAGTGCCCACAAGTTTCCCACTGTTGCTTGGGAAAGTGACAACAGCAGAACTGTTACCACTGTTACTGATTTGAGCATTAGTTGTCGGCCCATTGACTGTAAGTGTTGTCGTTTCAATGTCGTTAGCATTCAAGATGGACTGCCCGAACATGTCCAATGTTCCAGTCATAGACAAACTACCATCGAGCGGTAATGCAGCATTAGCAATACCCAAAGCGTTACTAGCTGTTGCCTGTGCAGCAATAGCAGCATCATTCGCCGTTTTGACATTCTTAGGCGTTGCAGCAGTAGTCACACTGGTGCTTGCTACTGAGTCGGTCAACTGAACAACACCAGCAGCCGAAGTGCTGGCAGATGGCAAGTCAGAAGCAACTAAGGCCCTAAAAGAGGCAGTGCCATTGGTTGCATTTGGTGCAGCATAAACATGCTTCTGAGTTTGAGTGCCGGATAAGTTTCCAGCAGTTGTTGCAGTTGTTGCAGTGGCAGCGTTGCCTGTTGTGTCTTGATTCAATGTCGCGACACGGGCAGCGGCAAGAGTGCCAGAAGTGATGTTGTCAGCATTAGTGGTGTCAGTCGTTGCCGAAGTTGCAAGGCCCGTCACCTGGCTAGAAGCAACAGTGACAGGATCAGAACCAGCCACACCATGAGTTGAAGCGTGAGCCGTCGGAGTTCGTGCATCGGTTAGGCGTGAATCAGTTGTGTCAACCTTGGCAGTGTCGCTTGGGTGAACATGGTCAGCCCTGGCGTAACGAGTTGAAGTTCCAACAGCGGCAGTGCTGTCCATTGCTGGAGTAGTGGCCGAAGCCTGACCGATGACAAAAGCCGTTGAGGCAATCTGGAAGTTGTTAGTTCCAACCGCAGCTGTCGGTGTTGTTGGAACACCTGTCAAAGTTGGCGAGGCAGACCGCACAGTGTTACCTGTACCAGTCGAGGTTGTCACACCAGTGCCACCGCTAGTGACAGGCACAGTGGCAACAGTTCCCAGCAAACCTGCCGAAGTGTTTGTCACAATGCCGGCAACGTTCAGGGCAGAATCGGTGACGTTTGAAGCGGTGATAGCGCCAGCAGAATCGACCTTGAAGATTGGCGTGGTGCTTGAATTCGGCTGAACCTGAATGACATCTTGTGTTGGACTTGCAATCTGCTTGATGGCAATCGAACGCTGGTCGCCAGCATAAGAGTGATCCAAGCCGAGCAGGGAGTTTGTCGCCGCAGTTGATGATGAAGAACCCACACCAATTTGACCATTGGGTCGAATGCGAGCAATTTCGGTTGAGCCATCAGATTGGAGAATGCTCAACAGGTTTGCCGATTGCGTAGCGGAGAATCGCTGAATGATTAGACCCTTGACTGCATCCGCACCAGTTCTAATGGCTTGAGCGCCAACAGTAAAGACATTGGAAAGCGACAGCCCAGCCTTGCCAGCAACAGTTGTATCCAACGCCCCTAGGCGAGCCACAACGGTCGCAGAGCCACCTTGAGGATTCACCCCAAGTGTGGACTCAATCGCCTCAATAGCATCGTTAGCGTTGCTGTGTTGGTCAGCATGAGGCACTGTGGCTGAGTCAAGGGTGTCCGTTGCAGTTGGATTGGTGAAAGAATCCAAACCGCCAGGAAACGCAGAGGCCATGCCTACTCCTTGAGATTAGAACTTCACCCGAAGTCAGGGGAAACTTCGGGTGAAGTTGTCTTATTTGCTTGACAGCCAGAGATCGTGCTGGCGCTCATCAAGCCAGAATTGTTTGTGATGACCCAAGATTGCGCCAGTGTGGGCAAAGATGGGGAAACCTAGAGCCGTCGCCTTACGACAGAACAGCAAGTCTTCACTGAACCAACGGCCAGCGATAGCACCGTCAAAGAACCAACACCAGTCAGTGCCTTGGTTAGGGTTGGCATTCTCACGCATTGACTCAAGAACCGAACGATGAACCATAAGGCAACCAGTGCCAGCCCCGTCGATTTGGACAATCTGATTCTTCGGGTATTTGTCCAACGGAATCATTGCCCCGTCAGCTGCCAACTCGTAGATTGCAGGGACAGGTCGAAGTGCCTCATTCTCAAAGAACGCTGCGAAGACAAGACCGGCAACAATCGGGCGGTCATCCTTGTGGGCAGTTTCAATGAGCAGGTCAAAAGCCGACAAAGGCAACGTCTGGTCTGAGTCAATCATCAACAACCAGTCGGCGTGAGAATCATCAAGGAAGTTCTTCACAATAAGATTGCGAGTTCGAGCCAGAAGTCCAAGCCCTTGAACACATTGCAGTGAGTCAATCCTTGGGCGACGTTCACGCATCAGGCCGACAAGGTCAATCGTCAACTGTGTGTCAATAGTGCCATCGTGAGGAATGGCGATGCACACAGTTTCCCGTGACCTCATCGGGTTTCACGATCCGTTGTCGTCACCCGAATGTCAGAAATCTGGTCGACAGTTTCCAACACTTGCTCAATCGTGCCGTCGGCTTCAAGCACCTTCTCGATGGCAATAGCAGCCTCAAGAAGTAAAGTTTTCATCTTGCCCATGTAGTCCATCCCCTGATGTAGTGAAGTGCCAAGTGGCAGCCCTAAGCCTAAGCCTAGAGCCGCCACCCGACGGATTCAGATTAGTAACCTGAAGGTGTCACAGCGCCAGTTCCACTGATAGCGGAAACAGACTTTGCGAAGCGGTGAATCAGTGCAGCGTAACCGTAGACCTGGAAACGAACGGTGAGGTTCGCTGACAGTACGTCCGGAAGAACACGAGTCTTCACGCCTGATTCGAACAGGTAGCTGTCGCTGAACTTGCCAACCAAGATTGGTGACTGGTTCGTGCTTGCACCAGCAGTGTTCTTGAGTGTTGCGTCAACGTAGACAGGCACACCGTAGATAGAACCAACAAGACCAGCAGCAGCGCCAGGAGCAGTTGTGATACCGCCAGCGTTGAATGGGCCGTTTGCAGTTGGAACGATGAGTGGGCGGCTTGAGCCATCCACCTGTGCGGCCAACCAGTACCAAGTAGCCGGGGCCATTACGATAGCCTCTACATCCTTGTAACGGTTAGTGACAACCTGTGAGATTGCCTTCGTGATAGCGCCAAGGCCACCAGTTGCAGATGGAGTGGTTTCAGTCCAAGTGGTTGGGATACCGTTTGTGCTATCCGTACCAAGTGTGACGAAGCCCTTCAGTGAGCCAGCAGTTCCAGCGCCATTGCCTGAAACAGCAGAGTTCAACTGCAATGCGTAGTCAGCCATCAAGTCGCCGAAGATTAGCTTGTCAAGACCGCCACTGATTGGTGACTGCTCTACTAGCTGAATCGACACGTTCTGGAAACCGCTGATGGTTTCAACACGGCCAGTGACCGTTGATGTAACCATGTCACGAGGTGACGTTGGTGCGTAGGTGCTTGAGTTGTCAGCAGCCTGGAAACCGGTGCGAGTACCTGTGGTGATAGCAGGAATGTTGATGCTATCAGTGCCAGCAGGAAGCGCCATGTTTGTGGTCAGGTTAGCGGTGACACGGGCAGCACGAGCGAACTCTGCATACTCGTTGATGAGGTACAAAGGTGGAACGAAGTCACCACCGCTTGTGTCGGTGCGGTTGATGTCACGAAGTTCAACAGACATTTCTGACTGGTGACGATTCAGACGGTCGAACGCATCACGGTCGCCACGAAGTTGAGCGTTGATCATGTCACGAGCGAAAGAGTTATCTGAACCCTTGTCGTAAGTCATGGCCTCACGGGTAACAACGGCAGAACCGAAGGTCGGAACATTCGCAGCAGAGCGAACTTCCTTGAGTTCAGCAGTGCGAGCCTCTAGGGCTTCTGCTGCGTCAATCTTGCTGTCGAGATCCTTGATCTCTGCGTGACGTGCTTCTGCTGCATCTAGTGCCTCAGTAGTCACTTCACCAGCAAGGAGTGCCTCAGCATCAGCTGCGGCGGTTGCACGAGATTCGCGCAAAGAGTCCAACATGGACATGGCTACTCCTTCAAGTAGTTAGTGGGTTAGTGAGTCGCCGAGGCAGAAGCGTCGGGGACATCTCTAAAGGATTGCCCCTAGAGAGAATCAAGTTTGAACTTCAAAGCAAGTTTGCGCTTGCGAAGTTCTAGTTCATCTTCAACGGAATCTTCCGAACGCATTCCGACAGATGAAGCGTCATAGGCTGGCCATGTCACAACTGAAACCTCAAACAGGTTCAGGTCAGTGAGTGTGCGAAGACCTTCCTCACGAGTGTCACCGCCAGGAGCAACACTGAAAGCGAATGACATCTTGTCAACGTCGCCACGAGTAAGAGCCGAAGCCAACTCAGCAGCACGAGGATTGGATGGGTCAAGGGTTGCTTCCATGCGAAGACCGACCTCATCCTCAGACAGGGTCAACGTGCCACCCTGCGTCGAGGCAAGAGGCAACTGGTCAGTGTCATGGTTGACAAGTAAGAACACAGGGTCGCCAGACTTGAGCGATCGAGTGAAAGCGCCGGGCGCAATCATCTCACGGAAGTTCAGGCCAGTGGCTTCCTTGTTGAACTGTGCAGCGTAGCCACCAATTCGAAGTGAACCGTCGTCAGTAGCGATGGCACGAACCTCAGCCTCAAAGGTGATGCGCTCGGCAGATGCAATGGCAGACTTGCGTTCTTCAATCATTGTCACTTCTTCCTGTTGCCCTGTTGTTTCCTGCGACTCAATCAAGTCTGAATCTGAACGAAGGTCGTCAATCGACTGCGCCATGTAATCCATTGCGGTCACATCTTCAGCCACGTCATCTTCATCAACACCTTCGGTGTCAAGTGAATCAACCGCTGGCTCAGTAACTTCTTCACCAAGTGAAGCGGTCAGTTGCCACTTGTAGAACTGTTGGTCGTCGATAGCGCCAGCGATAAAGTTGGCGATTCCCTGCTGGTTGTAATTGTTGGCACACTCAAACACATAGGACAGTTGATTGAGGAACACATCATTGGCAGTTAGTAGGTCACGGGCAAGGCTCATTGGATCTTGACCAGGAGTTGCATCCTGCAAGTATCCAAGCTTGATGAAGTCGGCAAGATTAGACGGAGCAACCACACCAATCTTGCGAAGGTTCTCAGCGATAGGGTCAATCAGTTCATAAGCGGTTTCATAAATCTTCTGGAACAGTTTGTGGTATTCGCTGAAGTCAGCGCCCTTGACATTCCAGTGTGCGCCATGCGCTCTGAAGTAGAACTGAACAGCAGTTCCAAGAAGTTCAGACAACTCTTCGGGCAAGTTCGAAGCTGTTTCAGTTTCTTCCATGTCACGAGATTCCATGCTTTCGCCTTCCAATGAAGCCACTCGGGCAGATAGTTGTTCTCTAATTTTCGACGACCAAGTGAAACCTGCATCGCCGCCCCAAGCAGCCCAAGCAACTCGACCGGCGCTCGGATAGCCTTCATCGCCAGGGTTGAATCCCTGACCCTTCTTGTCGACCTCGTGACGTGCTAAGAATGAATACATCCTCAAGACAACATCGAGCGACACAGACTTGCCAGTCGCCAAATCGCTTGCACGTTTGCGACCGGTATCGGTGAAACCTGAACCAGCCTTGCCATCGGCAATCCATGCCAAAGCCCTCTTGGCTTCGTCACGAACTCCCTGCGGTGGTCGGAATGTTTCGGCCATCAGCTAAGAACTCCCATGACAGGTGCGCTCGGATCAGCATCTTGTCCAAGTTCTTGGCCGTCGTTCACCAATGCACCAGGCAACGCCTGATGGAATCCGTCGCCGCCATCGTAAGGTTCAAAGCCAAGGGTTTGACGTGCCTCGTTGGGACTCATGACACCTGCCATGATTTGAACCGAGTTGACCCTTGCACGAGTCATTGAGTCGGTACGCAATAGCGAAGCCAAATCGAACACAACATCCTGACCAACTGGCAACAGTTCAGACAGGGCAGTTTCAAGACGGCGAACCCAAGGGGTCAACGTATGTGTCAAGAAGTTCAGGTTCGCTTGCTCTACGTTTTGATAGGTCTGGTTGTCGCCAGTAGCGCCAATGAGGTGACCGGGGATTCGGTAGACCCGAGCGATGTCACGAATCAACTGCTCACGGGTTGCGATCATTTCCATGTCAGCTGCACTGGTCGTGATAGGCGTGAACTTCAGGCCATCAGACAACACCGCTGGACGACGACGGCGACGGTGGGTTGCTTCCCATGTTCCCTGAATTGTGCGAGCCTGGTCAAGCGTCAACTTCTGGTCAGTGCTAAGAACGCCAGAAGGGGTTGCGCCTTCACCGTAGAACTGTGACAGGTGACGATCCATTGCCAGTGAAAGACCGACAAGGGTTCGTGACTGAATCAAAGGTGACACACCAACCAACGACTGTGGCGGTGTGAACCAACGGATATGCATCAAAGAATCGTTTGAAATCTCATTGCCGAGGTGAAGATACTTGCGACCAATCTGGTCACCTGTTGGCAGAACCTGCATCTGGTATGGATGCAGTGGCACTAGACCAATGATGTTTCCACGAGCGTCACGGTCTTTGTGAATGTAAGCGTTGCCGTGAAGGACAAGCGAAGCCATGATTTGATGGATGAACTCGAAGGTGTTCGTTCCTGAAATGATGTCAGGCTGTGCCAAAGCGCTAGGCAATGGGACACCCTTGCGCTGACCGTCGATGATTTCATAACAGCGAAGCGGAAGCGAAGCCACTGAATCACACAACAAAGTGACAGCAGACATGACGCTCGAAACGCCAAGGGCAGTCCATTCGTCGATGCGTTCGCCAGAACTTGAGGTGACTTGAGTCTGGCCATACAGCTGGGACAGTGGCGCAACATAGTTGTTGAACTGCGGATAACGCCCAACTACCGAAGACCGGCGGAGAATGCTCATTCGTTACCTGCTAAATAAGAGAAGACAATGGCGAAAATACCGCCAACAATTAGACCGAAATCAACCCCAAAACGTAACCCGACACCGGCACAGATAGAACCAGCGCCAGCAATCTCAACTGCCGTCGTGATGTTTTCACGCATCAAAGTCACCCATTCCATCTAGATCATCAAGGTCGAAAATCATTGGCAAGCCGCCACCCTGTCCTTGCCACCACGCTGCACGTTCCAAACCCATGACAGCGGCAACCGCCAAGTCGATACGTCGAGCCGAATGTCGGCTTTCCTTAGACAGGCGAGAACCACGAGAGTCGACCCGAAGCGTTGCATTGCCAACATGACGAGCGAACATTGGATCACCGTCATGCGTCATTGACTTATTCATGACCGCTTCATAGAACCGAGTTGTTGCTGGGGTCATGCGTGAAGCCGATTGTGGGAACAAAGTCACAGGAAGATTCTCATCTTCAAGCACTTGGAAAGTTCTCGCCCATCGGTAAGGGTCGCAAGCAATCTCTTCAACCTGCCACTTCAGGCAAGCATTACGGATTGACTGCTCAACATCTGCGACCGGAACTTGCCAGTCAGCAGCCTCATTGTCAGGCTTTTCCCATGCCTCAACCACGAAAGCGTGAGGCACTTCCTCGACCGTCACGCCAACAATGGCAGTGCAGTCACCGTTGAACGAACCGTCAAAGGCAAGCACGACGGCAGTGCCATCGTCAATAATGCGCTCAGTGGCAATGCCATCCCAAGCGCCAGCCGGAAGCCAAGTGTCTGAGGTCGACATCCACTGATTACAGCGCTTTGTTCGGAACTCAGACTCAGGCGTTCGGTTGATAACCGACTCAAAATCTGAGGCGGCAACAATGTCATCAAAGCCAGGATTGGCATCAAGCCAAGTCTTCGGGTCACGATGATCCGAATCAGCTAGTGCTTCCCACCAAGCGAAGAAGAATGACGGGTCGGAAAGTTCGCCAGTGGCAACCTTTTGGCCGTACTGATACAAGCCATAACACAAGGAATCCCGACCGCTGGAATCAGTCTTGACCCCTGCGGTGGTGATGCCCACCATCATTGGTTCTTTGCGAGCGCCCTGAGCAAGGCTCATAACATCCCACAGTTCACGGTTGGGTTGGGCGTGAACCTCATCGAAGATTGTCAGCGTAGGCGACAAGCCTTCCTTGGTGAAACTTTCCGATGAAAGCGCTCGGTATGTCGTGCCACTTTTCGGGTTGTAGATCGTATCCCTGAACACCTGTAAGAAGTCAGACAACTCAGGTTGAAGGCGAATCATTTCTTTCACAGTGCCGAACACAATCTTCGCCTGATCACGGTCAGCAGCGCAAGAATAAATCTCACCGCCAGAAGGGCCGAGAACCAAATGCTCAAGGGCAAGAGATGCAGCCCAAGCCGACTTGCCATTCTTGCGTGGCAATCCAATCAAGGCGGTTCGGTGGCGAAGTGTTCCATCGGTCTTGAGTGCAAACAGTTGACGGGTAAGTTCCCGTTGCCAAGGTCTGAAAGTCATCGCCGAACCGGCATCACCAGCAATAGATTCTTTGGTGATTTTGCACAGTGCCTCAGCGAAGTCGACAACCTCTTCGCCACGACTGCGTTTCAAATCGGCAGGTGGAACAGGTGTCAACCAACGTGGTGGCCATGCCTGAATCTTGCTCTTCCCCTGAGCCGCCATCAGTTCCCCCGAACGATTGTTTCTATGCTTCCCCAAGGTTCAAGGTGGACAGTGCGAAGCGCCTTCTTGAAGTCGAGGTGATACTTGCTGACAATCGACTTGGCGACCGGTGCAGTTCGATGATCCTGCGCCTTGTAAAGCAAAGGCAGGGAAGTGTTGAAGATGATGAGCCGAGTTTCAGCGCTGGACTCGCCAGCTAGTTGAAGCCAGAAGGCACGATGTCGGCGGTCAATGTGAGTGCCGTCGGCGATAACGTCAAGGCCATCATGGGCAGCCACCTCGGCACGACGGCGCAACTGGTTCATGAAGATGTTTGAATCAAGTGAGCGGTCAGCCCGAAGAGGCTCGGTGCTGGCGATGTGTTCGTCACCTGAAATGTTTCGGGCGAGCCACGTCGACTTCCCTGCACCAGGTGCGCCCATCAAGACCGTGATCATTTGGCCTGTCGCTTGGCGATGAGGTTGTCCAAAGCGCTGGCACGTTTCACTTCAGCCACACCAAGGCGTGAACGTGAAGTCGGATCAAAGCCCAAACTGGCAAGCGCATCAGACAGCGACTTGGTCAAAGCGACAACTGCACGAGCGTCGGCAGGTTCAGTGGTCGCCCGATACCTAGCACGAGCGATGGTCAAGTCGTCAGCTGCACGACAAGCGTTCTCGATTGCTGACAAGTCTGAATCTGGTGACAGCCAAGTGATAGCCATCGACCAGGCACGACCCCAAAGTTCCAGACCATCCTTGCCAAGGTCGGCTGGTGCGTCAGGAATCTTGATGGCCATCGGCAAAGTTTGGACAACAGCCAGTTCAGGAAGTTTGCGTCTTCCGGGATTTCCCTGCGCCCGTTTCAACTCGGCTGGCTTGGGCGGTCGACCGTTGGTTGCCATGAGCGGAAGTCCTGCCTCGGGAGCGATTTCAAAGTTTTGCGAAAGTGTGCGAAATGG